AGTAACTCTGACTTTTTGAGTTCTGCAAAGTATCCATCTTGCATGAAATCATATTGTATATGTTGACTCATATTATCCCAATCCTCAAGAGTAATTACACCCTTGAGAACTAGTTGGGTTTTCAAAATATCTGTGAACAAAGGTGTGAACTTCTTTCTAAGTCTTTGCACAAACTTAGTAAATTTAAGTTCATCTCTTGTAATCTCTGTAGAACGACCAAGACTAAAACCTTGTTCTGCTTCTAGTCTTGAGATTGGAACATTGAGTGATCTGTATAACTTTCTTTGAAAGTAAACTATGTCATCTATCTCACCAAGATTAGAACCGCCTGGTAGTGTGGTAATCTCTGTTCCTCGACCACCCTCTCTTCGTGGTAACCAAAAATCTTCTAACATAGACATATGGCGTCTATCATCTTTGATTTCGCCTGTGTCTGCGTTATAAACAAGTTTATTTCTATACTTGTTCATGACATCGGCAAGATACTGTTCTGCCTTTGCCTTTGGTAAGTTACCTACATCAATATAAAATATTCTTCTTTCTGGTGCTCTTGATAATCTGTAGATTACAAGACTATCTTCAATCATTCTTAATTGATTTAAAGCTTTGATTGCTTTATGTAAATATGATAAACAAGTTCCTTTATTGCGATCAAATAATCCAGATGTTACATGACACACTGAATCTTTTGCAATTTTGATTTGTCCCTTACCACCTGCACCAGCTACAGTTGAATACATGGTTGTAGGATAATTTGGTTTAGGTGAGTAGATATAATATTCATCTATCTCAGGATATTCTGCTTTCTTAGTTCCATTTCCTGCAAGTGGATCTAATGGTAGACTACCTTTGTTTTTTGTACCCTTCTCTTGACGAACAAATTTCATCTTCATCGGATCAACATATCTGATCTCTTGAATACCATCCTGTGGTCTCTTGGTGTCAATAACTTTTATGTAATATAATCTTCCATCTACATACCAATTCTTAAAAATTTCATGAGACTTCTTATCAAAGTCCATCATTTCTTTGATACCTTTGAATTCCTCTCTAATTTTATCTTTTAATTTATCAGTTGCGTTTACGTTTGATAGCTCTATTTCTACTGGTGAGTCATATAAATCACTAACTATACCTTCATTAACAACATCTTCAATCGCACCATCACACTCTGGATGAAGTGCCATTTCACGATATCTTTTGATTAAATCATATTCAGTTCTATAAACACCTTCGATATCTACATACTGACCATAAAACCCAGATTGAACAAAATAGTCAACCCCGTCCTCGTTAGATCGAGGAACGGGTGAGACTACTGAATCGGGTTTATTATCCGAATCATCAATTGAGAATCCAAAGAGTTTCGCCATCGTATAACTATTTTTCTTTTATTATAGCACTATTTATCAGTTTTAACTTATGCTTTCTCCTCCAGCATTATCACCGACACCTTTGATTGATTCAAAGTATAGTACTTGTAATTCTACCGTAAACTCCTCTATTGTGTCAACTGTTTCGTAAGATAAGTCAACCTGACTGATATTTGTTGGGAAAACATCATAGAATCTGTAACTTCTAAGTGTTGATCCATCACGATCAAGTTGATGAACATATGCATCTTCTTGATAATCTGCTGGATTATTTGCTCCAGTTGCGTCAGATAATCTATTAATTGAATTCATCCACTTTTCAAAAGCAGAACGAATTGAGAAGTCAGTATCGTTAATAACTGTGATAGTCCATGTATCAAATGTTCTATCTCCTGCTATTTTTAAGATTCTTCCTCTAAAGTTGACATCTATTGGAGTGATGTTAGAAGCTGGTAAGGCAGCTGCCTTGACTAAGAATCTTGCTTTGTCCTTCACATCGTTATCGATTGCAATCTCTTCTGGGAAAGCAAGTTCGACTTCAAATAGATTCGGTCTTGCACCACCACCAACTAACTTACTCTTAAAGTCAGTGATTCTTCTTAAAGGTGGTCTATTGAATTGGGTTGCCATTTTCTTTAATTACCTCGTTAAACAGAACCGACTACTTCCTCGAATGATACACCTGTTCGTGTAGCAACGAAGGTTAGACCGATGAAGTTAATGGATCTTGCAGGTTTGATGAATATGTCTGCGACAAATTCATTATTATCTATGATTGCAGCAGTGTTATTTGTTTCATCACAGATAACTCTGAAATCAAAGATTCCTCGTTTTGCCTGTACATCACGTAGGAATGGTTCAACAATGTTTACAAAGTTTGTCCTTGTGATCTCATCATTGAATTCAAACATCTGATCTCTTGCAGCAGAGGAGATTGCATTTTCAAGGAAGATAAACAATCTACGAACGTTTATTCTATCAAATGCAGATGCTTTTCCAAGTCCAGTCTTATCACCAAATAGAATGATACCGCCACCTGGATTAAAGGTGATTGGGTTAATTCTATTGGAATAGAGTTCGTCTCTTGCTCTCTTGCCAGGATTGAACGCAAGTTTAACAGCATTTAGGATCGCACCTCTGGAAGTACCAGCAGGTGAGTACCATGGGAAGTTATTGATATCAGTTCTAGCACAAAGACCAGCGATATCAGCGTTCATTGGAACCCATCTAAACTCTTTGTTGAAACGGTCAAAGGTATACTTGTAACCAGAATCAAGAACAGCGAAAGATGAGGATGTAACAGGAGCATAGTATCCTGTGATCTTAGCTAAGATCTCAGATGTTGGGTTAAGGGCATCGTCTGTTAAGAATGCACCTCTATAAGGAGAAATGAATGCAACAGCATCTTTTCTCAATTCTGCAACTTCAATTAGTTTATTTGCAATTGCAGCAGCACCCTCTTTGCTGTAGTTTGCAGAACCCATAATGAGGAAGTCAATTTCAATTTCCTCAGGATTCTCAAACAATTCATAACCAGCATAGATGTTGCCAACTGAAGCAGCAAATTCACCAGTTAAACCAGATGCAGCGTAGTTAACGCCCTTAGACATTACAACCTTCCAAGCACCTCTACCTGCAAAACTGATGTCTTGTGCATCTTGGTTCCAGTTAACGTCGCTGTCTTGCTCAAACTTATCTTTTTGGAAACTAGAAGTAGTAACACCAATAGGTTGGTTACCACCGAAGATGTAATCTGAATCTTCGACAAGATACTTTCTATACCATGAAGGTGTTGCAACAGAAGAAGTTGCATCCTTTGCTTTGGAAAGATTAAAGTGCTTTTCTAAAATTTGACCAGGAACACCTGTAATTAAACCTTTGTCATCAATGACAAGGATGTGCATTTCGTCATGTCTGGAGTTTCTCTCAGATGCATACTGAGAAGTACCAGGACGATCTGCTACAGCGTTCCACTTAAAGTTATTATTATCAATACCTACGTATTGGTTATCAAACCAATCGTTCTCGCCAGTATAAGAAGTAGTACCATAAGCAACATCCGAATTAGTTAACGTAGTAACACCGATTGTTACATTGTCAACAGTATGGAAAGCGAGTGAACCAGAGTCTGCAAATCTGTAGATGCCAGTTGGTGTATAATCTACTTCAGTTTCAGTACCTGCTGTAGAAACATGAGAGTGGAATTTAACATCAATAGTACCACCTTTAGCACTACTGATACCAGTAATAATACCTTTGAAAAATCCATCTAGTAATGATGTAGAACCAGCACCAGCAAGAACTGTGTTAGCAGGAACTGCTTGTGTTACACCATAACCAACTTGTAGAGAGTGTGTTACTCTTACACTTTGTGTAGTACCAACACCAACAACAGATGCAAACTGTGTTGTATTAATACCAGTCATTTGTTGATCGGCTTGACCGTCAACAACGCAGATAGTTACGTTATTTGCCCATGTACCTGGTGTTTGTGCAACGAAAGAAACACCACTAATACCGTTCTCTAGATATCCAGTCGATTCAAAATCCAGATCGTTTTTGATTTTAATAGCAGTCCCCGTGAAGGCAATACCTGGTGTATCGTCAGCACATGCATTCTTCAGTGCAGTGCCATCAGCTCTGACAACACGTAATGCACCTCCATATGCAAGGTATGAAGAAGCCGAAATCCAATGCTCATAATGTCTATCTGCACTGTATGCAGATCCGAAGACGTTGAGCAAATCTTGCTCACTTTCGATCAATGTTGGTTGACTTACAGGACCCTTTGCAAATGGCGAACATAGCGCTCCGATACTATCAGAAGTTGCATCCACTCTACCAGTGGTCAAGTCAACCTCTCTAACCAGAATACCTGGAGATGCTAAGTTTAGATAGCCCATTTGTTACTCCTTGGCGTACTCAGAAATAGTCTAAAAATATTTATTCTTTTGAACCTTTACACAGGGGAAACTTAGCGTGAACTTACTACCAGTCAGGATATTGCCACCTTTCACTAGTTGCCATTTTTTTATTTTTTACCCTTTCAATAGTGCATTTTTTGCATTCATATGAAT